TTCATCTACGTCTGATTGTGTAAAGCAAGGTTTCCTCATTGATTTATAATCAACGAAAAATTTTCCATTGGGATGAATTCCTGCTACTGCCGCCGGAGCGCCATCCCATTTAACTGTAACATTAACAGCTTCTTTATTATTACCTGCTAACATATCTCTTAGTGATCTCAGAAAATTAATAGCACCTCTAGTACCATTAACTCCTCCATTCAACACCTCATCTTCGAGATGTTCCATATGAAGATTCTTTCCCGATGCTTCTACAAGAAACTGTTTATAAGATTTCATATTGATAAGTGCTTCTTAATTACATCTGATAGTTCTGAGCGATTACCTGCGTTTGATTTTCCTGTTATAATATTGGGTAATTTGTGCCTCTTCCAATTCGAAAAATCAATAAATGTTCTCAGTTTGCCGTCTTCCGGACTTTTATCTCTCAAATAGGAATCTATAGTCGTTTTTAAATTGTTATTATTTTTAACTGCTTTCTCATACTTTTTCTGTGCACCTTTTTTATCATACCTATCGGCTGTTAAAGCGTTCGCGAATACATCGCCCAGGATATCACCGTATCCTGATTCCCCTTTAACCAATTTTGCCGGTTCAAATTTTTCTACTTTTAATCTTGGTACAAAATTTCCATAACCACCTTCTTTCCAATTTAAAGCCCAGTCATAATCAATTTCAACCTTTCCGGCAACATTAAGATAATCTAAGCCAGTTTTAAATGCATATGCTTTTAAGTTTATTGGATTATAATATAAAATAATATCATGATTTTCTTTCTTTGCATATGCATTCATACCGTTTGCAACCCAAATATGCATAAACGTATTAGGCTCTGTCACACACACTTTACCTTCTTTGTAAATAGCATCATCAAATTTAATTCCACCATCCATTCCTTGGCATGCAGTGCATACTTTTTTCCACATATCTGTAATTTGAGGAACAGATGCACCATATTCGTGCAACCTTATTGATGCTTCGTTCATTGCCGCTGAAAATTTTTCTTTCTTTATAACTCCACCGCCCCTAGATGAATCAACTACTCCTAATCCAACATTATCGGGAACTTTTTTGGAACCCGTTGTTTTTTTCCAAAAGTCATCAAAGACTTTCTTTCCATCTCTGAATCCATCTTTTTTACCAAATGCTGCACCACTGCCCTTTTTTGCTTCTGGATCATCCGATTCTAAATCTTTACCGCCTTTTTTTAATTCGATAACACCTGGTGTGCCGGCGACTCCACCTTCAAACCAAACATCACCTTTTCCATCTTTACCTTTACGCCCACTAGGATGGTTTAAAATTAAAAAAATCTCACCGCCACCCATATTTCTTTTATCTATTTGGGGTTCCCAATTAACAAACCAATTATAAAACGCTGAATTATTAATTATAGGATTAGAATCTATAATATATTCTTTGCTACCAATATTAGTTTCGCCGGCTAGAGCTTTAGTTACTATAGCTTTCGCATCAACTAATTTTCCGCCTATTAATTTGTTTATAAAATCTAACTTTTCTTCTACTTTTGCATTTATTTTAATAATTTTTGACATCAGAGCTTCTTTAGCCACTTCTACTTTACCTGTTGTCATGCCCCTATTAACAAATAATTGACTGATTCTCGCTTCCATATTGGGAACAAATACTGCTTCGTATGCTCTATCAATAGTCGCCTGAGGAGATTGCTTTAAAATTCTCAAAAGAGGGGCCAGTTCTGGAGCATTAAGATTTCTTAGATCTTTTTCCAGAAGAAGCCCTATTATATGTTCGGCAGATTCAGTCATAAAATTTTTATATGTTTTCATATTAATTTTTTCAGTGAAAAGATTTATATGTTTTCAAAGTGATTTCCCCTCCCAGGAACCTTTTGCCCATTTATCCATAGTCTTCTGAATGTCTTTAGCTAAGGCTTTAACTGACTTGGCATCCGCTGAATCCATTTCAGCAGCATTACGAGCCCATCTCGCTATTCTATTTGCACGCGAAGCAACGTCTTCCATGCTTTTCACTGCCAATTTACTTATGGCAGCTTCCTCTAGAACGTCCTTAGCTGCGTCGTGTAGATCTTGTATTTTTTCCATGGTTTCTCCTCAAACAGTTTTATAATCTTATTTATTGTTTTTAAGATATCCGAATTTCTTTTCGGTAAGATGGATAAATTTTTTAAAAATTTTTTGTTCTTTTATTTTAGAATATCTCATAAATGCTTCACAACTTGTTTTTGGTTTAGCATAGAGATACATATCAAAGGCGAGTTCAGAACTATACGCATCTATTTCAAATGGGTTTGAAAAATAATCATCATATTTGTTTTGTTGATCATCAAATTGTAAAGAATGAGTTAATTCGTGAATGTAGGTGAGAGTAAATTGTTGTTTATATTTTTCCCAAACAGATTCAGGAATAAATAATTGTTGTGTATATAGTTCTGGTGATAAATTAATTGTTATTTCTAATTCTGATTCTGAAAAATGTTCTTCGGGAACATTAGCAGCCCCATCGAAAGTCATTTCATATAAGGCATGATCCATATCTTTTCGTATATTAACATAACAAGAAAATCCTAGTTCATCTTCTAATATTTCTTCTGTTCTATTAGCACATTCATGCCAGAGTTTAATATAACGATTTGTTTTTGTATTATAAGAATTTTTAAATTCCTTAAAAGCTTGATCTATACAACCCAATGAATTTTTAACAAAATCTAAATCATTCATATTGAAATGCTCCGAAATCAGCCTTATTTCTGTGTCTATTATCAGTGGATACATCGAACAATGGTTCATCATCTTGTCCACTATCCGCTATATCTTCTTGAGCTTTTGGTTCAGCATCATAAAGTCTCATTTTACTTCTATCTACTCCAACAATAAACTTCCTATAAGATGTAGGATCATTATATCTATTTTTCAATTGTTTTACAAGCATTTGATTTAACTCTTCCATTTCATCAGAAGATATTAATGCAAACATAAAATCAGCGGTTGCTGGTAAACCAAAACTTTCGGAAGTATCTTCTAAACCAATATCAGTACTTGTAAATCCTGTTCTAGTTGTTTGAGTTGCGGACATAATTGGAACATCATGTTCAACTGCTAATCCTCTTAATTCTTCAGCAATGGATTTAATATAAGTATAAGAATTTACCACTGCACCTTGTTTAATTCTCGCACTAGAACATATGTTTAAATAATCTATGAATATAATATCCGGAGTGAAATTACGTTTCAACTTTAATTCTGCTAAAAGATTTTTAAAGTGCATTGAGCTAGCTGACGCTGTAGGATATTCCTTAATAATAATTTTACCTTTAGTTTTCTTTTTAAGTTTTAATATTTTCTCTTTATACAAGTCTCTAGGAATTTCTTCTAATTGATTAATAGGAATATCTAAAAGATTTGCATCTATTCTTTCAGCGATCCTTTCTTCAGCCATCTCTAATGTGATATACAATACATTTTTATTAATAGAAAGACAACTAGCAGCCTGATGACACATGAATAATGATTTACCTACTCCAGTGCCGGCTAAACAAATATTTAAAGTTTTTTTAGGTAAACCTCCTTTTGTAATTTTATTAAACATCTCAAGATCAAATTCAAGTCTTTCTTCTACTCTATGATAAAATTCAAATCTTTCTTCTGCATTTTCAATAAAATCGTGACCGATATGTGGATCAAAAGAAACAGCTAAAGCATCCGATAAGACAGTAGGAATTGCTCCTTTGGATAAGTGTGTCTTTTCATTACCTTCAAGAATTGCGATAGCATTCACTACGGCATTATATATTGCTTTATCTTGACAAAATGTTTCTGATTGTTCTAAAAGCCAAGGTGTGATATCTTTAAAATCACTAGGCTTATCTAAAGTATTAATTATTTCACTAGATTTAGTATATTCTGTTTCATGTATACCATCTAATTGATCTAAATCTATTAATAAACTTTGTTTGGTCGGCAGGTCATTATGTTTTAAAATATATTCTTGAATTAATTTGAAAACTAACTTTTCAGGAGGGTCTTCAAAATATTCAGATTTTACGTAAGGAACAACTTTACGCGAAAAATTTTCATTGTGTATTAAATGTGATAGTATCAGTCGTTCTATCCGCGGTGTCATTAGTTTTTACTCCTTCCTTTTCATTCTCTTCTTTATATCTGTCCCATAATAATTTAACTAAAATTTCTCCAATCATATATTCAAACTCTACACCTTCTTCATCGGAATGTTCTACACTCTGTAATTCTGGTGGGACAAGAATAACATCGTATTCATATTTCGCATTACTTTCTCCCTTTTCATCCGGTGGAGCTACTTGAAACTTCCCTAATTTTATAACAGTTCCTTTAAAAGGGCCCGCATTTAATTCAATACACATTTGAGAAACATCCTCGGGATGTTTCGGATGAGGAACTAAATTATAATAACTATTAATTCTATCGTAATCTTCTTGTGTTAATTCATCCATTCTTTTTACCAACTCATTATTTCTTTTGCAACATATTGTTCTATTTCTTGTTTCGACAATCTCGGCTCTTCCGGAAGCCATTGCATTATTTCTTCTTCTCCTGTCCATCTAGCAGAAACTATTGGATAAGTTTCCCAAGCTCTAAGAACAGCATCTTCTCCACCCCGCCGCAATATTTTTGTTCCGC